CACCTCGGCCAGCGCGGTCACCTCGGCCAGCGCGGTCACCTCGGCCAGCGCCAATGTAGCCAGACGCAGCAAGATTATCCGCAAGGGCGAGGGCCTGGGCGTCACCTATGCCACTTTAGAAAAATTTGACTTTTCAAAACTTTATATTACAATATAAATATTGAAGGAGCATTACTATGAAAAAGTTTACGCTTTGCTTTAGTTTGACAGAGTCGAACAAAAAGAAGCTATTGAAAATTGCTGGCACAAAGTCAGCAGGAGAGGTTCTGGACCAAGTAATCTGCAATGGCGGTTTAGAAGACGTCTGTAAAGCCATAACCACGAGATACGAAGCCTCCGAAGTAGCTCCGGAGGCTTTGATAAAAACCTCCGCGCTAGTGAAAGAGAAAACCTTGGACAACCTTAACAAGCTTACGGATAGGACCGGGCTGCCAAAAACCCTGGTCATACAGCTTTTAATTGAGGGGGCTGAGGTTTGATATGAACAAAAGTAATAAAGACCTGCTCATAAATCAGGCTTTACTACAAAGCTTGTTTGACTACGACGCTGAAACAGGCCTGCTATGTCACAAACGTAGAGAAGGAAACTCAGCAAAGGTTAGGGCATTTAATATTAGATACGCTGGAAGACCAGCGGGCTGCAAACAGAACAGGGGATACTTACAGGTAACGGTAAGAACTTCGGAAGGGTCCAAGCTGTACCTAGCGCACAGGATTATTTATATGCTTGTTTATGGTTACTTTCCCGACGAAGTCGACCACATAAACAGGGATCGTAGAGATAACAGGATAAGCAACCTGCGGGCAGCAAACCACACCCAAAATCAGGCGAATAAGCTAGCAGTGGCAGCCGCAAAAAGCGGGTTCAGAGGGGTATGGCATGTTAGAAGCAGAGACGTCTGGAGGGCCCAGTGTAACCAGAACGGAAAGACAAGAACTTTGGGATACTTTAAGACAAAAGAAGAGGCCGCAATAGCGTATAACGAATTTGCGGTTGCAGCTTACGGGGAGTTCGCAATACTCAACAACATGATGAGTTGACTTTTCAAAACTTTCCTAGTACATTTATTCCTATGCCACTACTTGAACTAGCTTTAAGGCTCCCAAAAGCCGACCACGCCGCCCTCCACGACGTCGCCAAAGCCCGCAACAAAGCGGCTGGAAACATCGTCGGCGACATCCTCATGAATGCCAGCCCCGATAGCGTCGTCGCTGCTATCGTGGCCCGCCTCCACAAAAACAGAGCGGCCCCTATCTGCGACAAGAAAACCCTTGCCCTCGTGCCTGAAAAAGCCATAACCAACCTCAGCTACCTTTCTGAGATTTCAGGGCTCCCAAAAGAGTACCTTGTGCGTACTCTTATTGAGGCCTACGTAGGGAGCAGCAAAAATGATTGACGAGAGAAAGGTAAAGAACTTCGGGCGGGGCGAGGAAACCTCGACGCCCACGTTCAGGTGGGAGGCGTTGCCGTTGGAGACGCTGTTGAGGTACAAACTGGAGATTGAGGCTTGTCTGCCGTCGACCAAATTACGCGACGTCGACGTGGAGGCAGAACTTGTCAGCCAACTGCGTATCGCACAGCGCTTGCAAGCCAAAGTGCTCGACTACGACGAAGACTCCATCCCCCTCAACCAGATCGTCCAGGCGGTCAACAGTGTGTCAGCGGTAATCGAAAAGCTGGCGAAGCTCCAGATCGAACTTGCTGAGGCTGAGAACCTGAAGAAGATGGAGGCCGCCCTCATCAAGGCGGTTCACGGGCTGCCGACCGAGGCGGTTGAAGCATTTTTCTCGAGGTATGACAGAGAGGCAGACCAGATAGGGGTGGTTAAATGAGTGCAGTCTGGAAAGCCCACATGGACCGCCTGCGGGCCGGCACCCTTGGCCGCTACAAGCGCGGGGATATAGCACGCTGGCTTGAGGAAAATACTTTCCTGAAGGGGGAGCCGTTTTCTTTTGCGGGGCACGAGTACCAGTTAAAAATCCTCGAGGAAACCTTGAAGAATATCGTGGTGACAAAGCCCTCTCAGGTCGGCTGTTCGGAACTTGTGGCCAGACTCATCCTTGCCAGAGCGGCTATTGAGCCCCTCAACATCATTTACGTGATGCCAACACAGTCGGCGGCGTCTGATTTCGCCAAAGGGCGCGTCAACGACATCATCAACGACTCCCCGTACTTGTCCGGGCTCATCGATAGCAGCGTCGACAACGTCTCGGTCAAGAAACTCGGCCATTCCTTTGTGTTTTTCAAGGGGGCCAGCAAAGATTCACAAGCTATCAGCGTGCCATCAGACATAGTGGTGGCGGACGAGTTTTCGTATGCCAATGCCACTGTCGTAAAACAGTATCAGTCACGCTTGAATCACTCCAAATACAAGGAAAAAATCTATTTTTCCACCCCGACACTGCCTGGACGTGGTATTTCCGCATTGTTTGATGAGTCAAAACAGCACTTTCGCATGGTCAAATGTACCCACTGTGGGCACTGGAGTTGGCCAAATTTGCCCCACGACATCAGGATTCCAGGGGTCCCTGAGATCGACTGGAGCACTTTGAACAAGGTAAAACTGGCCAGATTGGACTATATGAGCGCCTTTTTTGCTTGTCCGAGGTGTGGTAAAGCCCCTGATTACACTCCTGAACACCGAGAATGGGTGTGTAAAAACCCGGATGACAAGTATGAAGCGGTCGGCTATGCCGTCAGCCCTTGTGATTTGCCTGACTACCGCAAGGCCAGCGACCTTGTCATGGAGCGTACCGAGTACGCACGCTACGTCGACTTTATGAACACAGGTTGCGGGCTGCCTTATGAGGACTTGGAGTCCACCTACACCTACGAGGAGCTTGCTTCTTGCTTCATCAGCGAGAAGGGGAGCAGCAACATGATGCGGGTGATGGGGCTGGACATGGGCCTCGAGTGCGCCTGTACCATTTGGGCGGTCAATTACGACGGGCTCATGATACTGGAGCACGCCGAGATGATCCCGATTGGGCGCCTTGACGAGCGACGTGGTGAGTTGAGTCGCCAGTACCGAGTCAGCCTGACCGTTGCCGACGCGCTTCCTTACACTGACACCATCATGCGAATGCAGGTGTACGATCCGAATCTTTGGGCGGCGGTATATACCCGCTCAAAGAACGCGGAAACCCACACCTTGAAGCGCTACGATGAAAAGCCGGAGGAGGGCAGGGAGCTGGTGCGTCAAGTTAACATAAACCGTGACCCTGCGTTCGACGCCATGATGGGGCATGTGCGCTCTGGCCTCATCAAGTTTGCCGTGCCGGAGATGAAGGAAACTATCATCGCGCACTTCATGGATATGACTCGGGAGCGCCAATATACAAGTGAGAATGAGATGCGTTATACGTGGGTGAAATCAGCAAAAGGGGAGGACCACCTTATTCATTCATCATTATTCGCCTTCATTGGGGCCAGAATGAGGGGGACGGCTGTTGGTGTTATTACTCTACCAACATCTTCTGTTTTCACCTTCAAGAACAAGAACGGCCTATGACCCTCAACCTCCCCCGCTTCCCCGACCTCGACGACGCCATCGTCGGCATCACCGACCACAGGGAACTCGTCTACTCCGGGGATCGCCTCCTTGACCTGCTCTCGAGAAGGGAAGTCATGACCCGCGAGGAAGCCTACGAGTATTTTTGTGCGAAGGTGCGGCCACTGTGCCAGGCGCCCATCGTGATGTGGGAGCGGCTTGACGTGACACTTGCCTAATCAGGAAGGCTTGTGGTATAAGCGCTTCAATACCCGGAGCGACCATGTTTCCCAAATTCCTGACTTCCATGCTTAAGAGAACCCACCTTGACGCGAAGTCAGAGGTGGCTACTCCGAATCCGCCGAAGCGTCTTCCGCGCACTCAACTGGCAACGCCGTCGTACCTGAAGACGGCAAAGCCGTCCGAGTCCAACTCGCTGCCGCTGACGGATCGTCGGCTGGCAAATACCGACACCCTGACCTACCGCAATGGCGCCGACACCCGCGCCATCATCCGCGACTTTGCTGCTGCATCTCCCGACATCAGCGCCGCTGTAAACGCCGCACTGCGCACGGCGATTACGGATTCCTGGACCGCAGTCGCGTACAACATGGACGGGACGGTCAGCCCGGACGGGACGAAACTCTTGCAGCAAATCATTGCCAGCATGAACTTCCTGTCGTCCTACGACATGGGCTACGCTGACCGTAATTCACTTCTGTCGACGTCCGAGGCTATCGGTAAGGAACTCATGCTCTACGGGTCCTACGGCGTCGAACTCGTCCTTGACAAGACGAGGCTGCCGGAACGTTTGCAGCCCATCTCGACGACAGGGTTGAAGTTCTACCCTGCGGATAACGGCAAGCGTTTGAAGCCTGTGCAGGAGATCGTAGGCGAGAAGATCGACCTCGACATTCCGACCTTCTTCTACGGGTCCATCGACCAGGACTTGCTCGATCCGTACTCGGCGTCGCCGCTGGAGCCGGCGCTGCAGGCTGTTCTGTTCTCAACCGACTTCATGAACGACTTGCGGCGCGTCGTCAAGAGGGCCATACATCCGCGAGTCACCGTTACCATCGACGAAGAGAAATTCCGCAAGGGCATTCCGCTCGAGTTCCAGAACGATCAGGAAAAGATCGCGGACTATATGGCTACTGTCGTCAGCGAGATCGAGACCAAGGTTAACGGGTTGAAGCCCGAGGACGCCCTGATCGTCTTCGACACCATCGGTATCGAGGTGGTCGACCACGGCAACACCAATCTCAGTAATGAGTGGGAGGCGCTGCAAGGCTTTGCCAACAGCAAGCTGGCGACCGGCACCAAGACCATGCCGACGATTCTCGGCCACGGCAGTGCCAGCGCCAACATCGCTTCCGCTGAGGCCCTGCTGTATATGAAGACGGCGGATGGGTTGATCCGCAAGAAACTCAACGAACTTTACAGCCGCATCTTCACCTTGGCGGTGCGACTCTACGGTGTCGATTGCTACGTCGAATTCGCTTACGAAGACATCGACCTGCGCCCGAAGAACGAAGTCGAGGCATTCAAGGCAATGAAGCAGAGCCGTGTGCTCGAACTCCTCAGCCTTGGCTTCATGTCCGACGAGGAAGCCTCGATCATGCTGACCGGCAAGTTGCCGGCAGCCGGCGCACCAAAACTTTCCGGCACCATGTTCAAGGGCGCTTCTGTTCAGCCCGCAGGCACTGGCTACAACGGCGCAACGAACAGCGGCAGCACGACCAATCAGAACCTGAACCCTGACACGCCGACCGGCGGCGCACGCGGCAGCAACAAGAAAGCCGAGACTGGCGGTGAGGACGGCAGAAATCTGCGGGTTGTCTAAATGGGCAAGTTGAACCTGATGATCAAGGGTGGCATGTTGTACGCCAACAAGAAAATTTTCTGTAATTGCGGAGGTGGAAGTGGAGGCAAGAATATACCAGTTGGACGATATGAGGTTGAGGAGCGGTATGCCCACGCCCACGGGGATGTTCTCGCCTTTGCACGCGGCCTTGGTTGGATCGGCCATTTGCCTGGGTGCGACGTTGTCATTGGTAGAGATGATGGCCGGGGTGGGGTTGTTCCATCAGAAGCTGTGGCTGGAAGACTGCTCTCGATGATGGAAGTAGCCGAAGATAACGGAGATTTGGTAATACTGGAGGTTGTGACGTGAATATGCTGCCTGATTGGAAAGACGTTTTCAAACGTGCGTGGAGTGTCAAGGGGCTTACCCTTCTGACCTTGTTCGGTGCGGCGCAATCTGCGTTTGCTGTTATTGGGGAACCCCTTGTCGGGCCGGTGTGGGCTGGTGCGATCACCTCCCTGCTGGCGGCGGTGATCATCGTGCTGCGCCTGCTGGCGCAGAAGGAAGCGGCTGAAATCGTTGGAGTTGAAGATGGTGCAGACGACAGAACCCAGTGGTAAAGCAAAGCGGGTAGCCGCTGCCGCCGCCATCGCCACGGCGCTTGCTGTTCCAGCCGAGGGGTTGAGACAGTGGGCGTACTACGACCCTCCTGGGATTCTTACTGTGTGCTACGGTCACACAGGCGGCGTCGAGAAGGGTCGCAAATATTCCCTTGATGAGTGCAAGGGGCTGCTGACCGAGGACATGATGAAGGCAGTGACGGCTGTTGAGAATTGCCGACCGGGGCTTCCCGTCGAGGTACTGGCTGCATTCTCGGATGCGGTGTACAACATGGGGCCGACCATTGCCTGTAACGATTCAGCCAGCTATGCCGCCCGCTACCTGCGTGCAGGAAAGTTGGAGCAGGCATGTAACGAACTGCCAAAGTGGAACAAGGCGCGTGTTGGTGGTGTGCTGGTTCCCCTGCCGGGTTTGACTACGAGGCGTGGTAATGAGCGCAACCTGTGCTTGCAGGGGGTTTCATGAACGGCGTCAGGGCTTTTCTGCGTAACATGGCCGCTTTGGCTGATGCGCGGCGAGTGCAGTACATGCGCTGCAAGATGTCATTTGATCCTTGCAGGTTGCAGCCCGGGTGCGAAAACAACTGCGTTAAGGGCACGAAAGGCTGCGTTGAACCGCATGAACCTCAGCACGATTTGGAGGCAAAGTGTTCGGACTAAGCCCGCAAATCCTTGGTGCTATCCTGCTCGCGGTCGGGTTGTTTACCTCTGGCTGGACGGTAGAACACTGGCGCATGAGAGGAAAAGTTGCCGACTTGAAGCGAGAGTATGCGGAACAGGCCGTAAAAGCTGAAGCGGAAGCGGCAAAACGACTGAAGGATGCCCAAATACTTGGTGATGCTCTTGTAGAGCGGGTGGCAAGAGAGGAAAATAAACGTATCGAAGTTGAGGATCAAAATCATGCCCTACTTTCTCGTCTCACTACTGGCCGGCGCTGCCTTGACGCTGCTGCTGTTCGGGTGCTCAACAACCGCAACGGCGCCGCCCCTGGCGGAGTGCCCGAAACCCCCGGCCAGCCTGCTGGCGCCGATGCCCAATTTGCCACCGATACCGATGTCGGGAAATGGGCTGCGACCGCCCTCCGATACTACGACGACTGCCGATCCCGGATTGACGCGCTAAGGGAGTTTCATCATGGTCAGTGAAGCCTTCCGCCGCCTTCTTGAACACTTCCCGGAACACGCGCACGCGCTTCCTTTCGTGGTTGCGGCTACCAGATTTGACGACGAGGGGCCATCGTTTCGGCTTGACACGAAAACCCTGCTCACGGCGCTGATTATTGCTGTGATCACCGGGGTGGCTACAGCAGCCTGGGCGACATATTCAACGGCTAAAGAACTCACCGTGCAGTTTTCTTATTTGTCACGACAGATTGCCGAGACGCAAGCCAAAGTGGATCAGCACAGTTCGAGCGCAATAGCAAACCAGCTAGCCCTTTCCGAGCGTATGGCAAGGGTTGAAACCATGATCGGGATGCAAGGTAACAGAAAATGATCTCTCGCATGGTGTTCTTCCCTGAGAATGTTGCCTTGTTCCTCTGGTCCGCCATGACTCTGTTGGTTGTACTTGTTGTGGCTTTTGGCCTGTTCATGCTTCTGGTTCGTTTTGTTGAGGGAGGATGCTATGAAAAACCTCCTGTTGATGCAGTTGCACCGTCCGATACCTGCAATCGTGTGGATTGCAATCAGCGTGTGGGGGTTGGCATGCCACGTCGTAACAAGCGTCTTTTTTAGGGCCTTCGGATGAAAACAGCCCGTCAACTCGGAATGATCGCCACAAGCAGAAGCTGGAGAAGGTTCTGGCTTGAGTGGCGCAGAAGTAAGTACAAGTTTTTGGAGAACTAAGAAATGGCCCTTGACGCAACTAA